ATTCACAGCCATCAGGTAATTATCTCATGTTCATAGCTGAAGGTGGTGAATCCTCCTTCTTTTATCACGCTTAGCACGTTGCTCACACGAGTGATCAATTCTTCTCTGTGCGATATCACGAACACATTCTTGCCACGTTCGCGTTCCATGCGTTTGAGCACAGCAACGCTACCTTCCAGACCAGCAGGATCAAGCCCGCTATCCAATAGCTCGTCAACGAACAACAGGTTGATAGCTTGGTTCATGTTCTCAAATATATCGCGGAAGCTCCAGCTCAATCCAAGTATGAGACGTGTGCGTTCACCACGGGATAGATTGTCAAAATCAAGATCTTGGCCCAGCAAGCTAATTTCTGTGGTTAGATCATTGAGGAACTTGACTGTGTGCGGCAGTCCCAGCTTGTCAAGGTAGTCGTTCAGTCGACTGTTTAGATAGGCTAGGTTTTGATCAATGATGCGCTTGCGTATGAAGCTGTCCTTGTTGGTCAGTAGTTTGAGCAGAAATTCTTGGTGTTCTCGGCTCTTTACCAATCCGTTGAGATGATCATAGCTGACTTCTTGCACAGTGCTCTGTAAGCTGTCTGCTTGGTCCAGATAGGGATTTTCAGCAGCACGTTCCTTGACCAGATCTTTGTGCAGAGATTCCACTGTGCTCTTGTGATTTACTGCTTCTCGCAGTGTGGGATAGAAAGTCTGCGGTGCGCCCATGGCTGTGTAAACAGGTTCAATCTCATCAATCTGTGACTGTAGATCAGCAACTTCTTGGTTCTCAGCATTGACCTGCTGATCCAATGTGGCAATCTTGCCTTCAAGCTCGCCTATGATGTCTTCGTGCTTATGGTCTCTGATCTGCTGCTCGCACATGGGACATTGCTTGTGAACGCTGGCTCTTTCAAACTGGCTGAGCAATCCGTTTAGCTGAGTGGTCAACTGACTGGCATGCCTGCTCTTGAGGCTTTGATCTTTGCGCAGCTGTGCCAGTGCCTTGCTCAGTTCTCTGTGTGTGTCTACCAGCTTGTGGTTGTCAAGCTCGGATTCGATATCCAGCAGCTCCAGCTGCTCAATAGCAGCTTCTAGCGTGGCAATTTCTTGTAGGTGCTTGTGATCCCAGATGTTGATCTTGTTTTGTAGATCTTCAATGGTCTTGGCTATCTTCTCGTTGGCAGTTTTCACAGTGCGTATGCGAAACTCTTCCTGATCGATGTCAGTTTTGGTGTTCTTGATCAGTTCCTTGAGATTTTCTGCTTTCTGGCTCAGCAGCGTGATGCCCAGCAGTTCTTCAATGATCTCGCGCTGTTTAGCAGCACCCATGGCCAAGAAAGGCTCTGTATAGGTGTTCAGTGCCACGATGTGCTTGAACAGCGTGTGGCTCATGCCTATGAGCTTGACGATGTCTTTTTGGCTGTCACGAGCATCGCCCTGGGCTTCATCGGTGGCTTCTTCGCCTACCTTGCTTTCATCGTCAACCATCCAGCGAAAGAACTGTGGCTTGCGACCGCGTTCTATCTTGTGAGTGTGACCATTGAGCTCAAACTCAATGCTTACGGCCATGTTCTTGCCGTTGATCTTGTTTACTTGATTGTCGCGCTTGATGTTGGTCAGTGCTTCGCCGTATAAGCCATAGCTGATAGCCTGTAGTATGGTGCTCTTGCCCACACCGTTGCGTGAACCGTTACCGCCCAGATCCAGATTGTCGCCTAACACCAGTGTCAATCCGTTGCGATCAAGATCAACTGCTTGTGTAACCGCGCCAACTGATAGGAAGTTCTTGAGAGAAACTGATTTGATCTTCAACATATCATATGCTCTGATAGATCTGGATCAACTGCTGCCGATCTATGGTGTTGGATTCTATGCTCTGTAAGTGACTGATCACAATGGTGTCCACGCTTTCAAAGTTGATACCATCTTCTGGTATAGCACCCTGTGCATCGACTTTGGCTACTTGGAGATTAACTTCGCGAGCGTTTAGTTCTCGCTCAAACAGTTCTTTGAGAAAGTTGGCTTCTTCATAGTTGATATCTAAATCCACTGCGATGCGAGCATAGGTCTTGTGGTCAATCACTGCTTCTGGATCCTCTAGTACCTTGCTGAGTGGTGCCACGCGATACTTTGGGGCACCTGGCCATGCTTTAAACGTGGGATCTTTGCCCGGTTCCCAGAGCATGATGCCACGATTATCGTCCCAGGCATCTGAATAATCATGTGGGAAACAATTGCCAGTGTACCAGATTTTGTTGCGATTCTGTCGCTTGTGGAAGTGTCCAGTGAATACTTGTTGTTGGTTGGCAAAGTGTGTTTCGTTTAGCAATCCGTGATCTGGCATCTCTACCATGGCGTTCATCTTGAAGCGGGGCAGCTCAAAGTGTCCAAATAGATAAGGTGCTTTTATTCCCGGAACTGACTTCCAATCATCGCCAACCATCCAAGGCACAAAGCTCACACCGTCAAACACCTGCTGTGTTTCGATCAAATGTATGTTAGGGAATTCCTTGATGTATGGTATGCTGTGGATCTCATACTTGTCCCTGTAAAACAGATCGTGATTGCCCAGCAAGAAGAACACGTTATCAAAATAGTCGTTGAGCTTCTTGAGTCCGCTCACTGAATAATTGAGCGTGCTGACATTGATAACGCTGCGGTTATGATGCCAATCGCCGCCGAAGATGCAGTTCTTGCTGCCCCATTCTTCAGCTTGCTCAATCATCCATTCGATGAACTGCTCACAGCTGGCATTGTGTTCTCTGCTGTTGTTGCGGAGACCATAATGCAGATCTGTGAAGTAAACTGTCTTTGAAAAATCTATGTCTTTTGCCATGCATTAGTATGTTACGGCATCAGCTCAGAATGATCAAGTGCTCTCTTTGGCAGCGCTTGCAGCAGCATCGGCTGCAGCTCTGGCCTGTTGGTTCTTCATGTCATTTTCAGTCTGTCGTGTATAACTTGGTGTTGCACCGTGCATGATTAGGATGTCATCGCGGATGTTTTGGTTGCGTTTTTCAATGTTGAGCACGCGGGTGAAGCTATTGGTGATAGCAGCTGTGTAATATGCAAAAGGGTTTGGAGTCTCAGATCTGCTCTCGTCAAACTGCAAGCCAATCTGGCTGAGCTGCAGCAGAGCTTGGCTCTTCATCTCGTCGATGTAGGTGTAACCACGCCAGTTACCACGATGTCCGTAGCGTTCAACCAGCTTCATGAACATCATGGCCAGCTTGTTGGTCATCTTGCCGTGCGTGACTGAAAAATGACCGTTCTCTAGTCCGCCTTGCCAGTGGCTCTTGCCCACGCACACAAATTCACCGTCTTTGAATATGAAATGCTGATAGGGCGGGAAGTTACATTTGAGATGTCTCTCGGCTTCGGTCTTGGCTTTAGCCAGTTTTTCTTCGTTGATTGGTATGTGATCAAACGTCATTAACCGCACTACAATATCTTCCTGTGGTACATCATCCAGAGTAATGTTGATCACTGGATTTCGAATGCCAGCTGCAACCTGAGACTTTTTGGCTGCTGCAATGCTTTGATCAATCTTCTTATTGCGTGCATCTGATAATCTCTCGGCTGTTACCTTGCTGAGATCATTGGTGATGATATCGTAACTTGCGTATTTTGTTTCAATGTATTCACAATAAGTGCCTTTGCTGCGATGTATCTCTTCGAGCAGATCTTTGTTAGTGAGATATTTGATCTTAGCCACTGCAGCCATTTTTATATTGCCTTACTGTATCTGTGCAAACTGATCACACACTATTGTAAATTTGTGGACTATCACTGTGATAAGTCAAATTGATACTGAGTTTAGTGGCAATTTTACCACCATAAATAAGCTATTGAAGTGTGGGATATTTATGGCTGACGATTACAGAAATTCACCGTCGTTTAACAATGACAGCGATGCACAAGGTAGACGAGTTCGCTTGCGTCCAAAACCAGCTGCTGCACTTGAAATATATGGTTCCAACGGTTTGTTACAGCCATTGCGTGCTACCAATGGTATGGTGTGGCCATTCCAACCCACCATCACCTATGAACAAAATGTTGATTACCAAGCCATGGATCTGGTACATGTAAACCAAGAAATCTATGCATACAGCAAGACCAATGCTCTGAAGATGAGCGTAAGTGGGTCGTTTACTGTGCAAAATCAGCAGGAAGGTATCTATGCCTTAGCTGCTATACACTTCTTGCGCACTGTCACCAAGATGTATTTTGGAACTGGAAACGACCTTGGCACTCCGCCGCCTGTGTTGCTATTCGATGCCTATGGTCAGTACATGTTTAATCAACTGCCAGTTATTGTCACCAGTTTTACGGTGCAACTGCCAAATGAAATAGATTACGTACCAGTTGACCTCAACAATATACAGACTTACTCGGCTGCACAATCGCAAACCAATCTTCCAGGTTATAGCAAGCTACAGACTACTCCGCAGATAGCGTCGTTTGACATAGCTAAGAATGCAGCGTACATGGCTGGTCAACTGTTTAAAAGCAGTTTGCAGGGTTCAAGCGGTTATATTTGGTTACCGGCTGTGTTTGATATCACTGTAAACATCACAGTTCAGAACACTGCAGCTAGATTGCGTGCCTTTGATCTCAACAGCTTCAGGACCGGACAATTAATGAAACAGGGACGTTGGATATGACCCAGGTCATCTATGATAAAAGTAGCCCGTACTATTCAACCAATCAGGTTACTAATTTTGTTGGATATCTTGATTACTGGAATGGACAATATATATTGCCGCAGCCCACAGATACTCTATATCAGTTAGCCACTACATTCAATCATCGGCCTGATCTGCTGTCCTATGAACTTTATTCTACTCCACAGTTATGGTGGGTGTTTGCATTGCGCAATCCAGATATTATCAAGGATCCGGTCTGGGATTTCATACCAGGTATTGTCATATATGTGCCCAGCAAGGATAGCTTGGCGAGGTTGATCTGATGCCTGGTACTGATAGCAGATACCAAAAGACCAATCCTACAAACAGCGTTGGTCGGGCAACCAACAACGAACAAAATACCATTGGTACATCGCAATCTGTTGGCAGAGCAACAAACACAGTGGCCTTGGCGCCGGTAAGTCCAACAGTATTGGACAATGGTGCTGCTGGTACAGTGGCTACTAGTCGTTTGCCAGATACGTCATTCAGCAATCAATCTCAAGCTCCTATCATAGCAAAACTGGGTGGTACCCCTGTACCAAGTTTACGCATCCCAGCAAACAGCAGCTTTGATGCTAGATTGTCCAGTCTTGGATTGAATTTTTCCCCTGAAACCAATCCTCTTAATGCATTGGCTAATTACACATACCACATTAGATTCTTTTTGACCAATGAACTGACTGCCTTCAATAACATAGATCCTGCCAATCCAAACAGTAATAATATGGTCAAATATGTGGTAGCAGAGAGCGGGGTAACTGCTGGATTTAACATCACTGATCTTGCCATGGAAGCGATAACCGCGCCAGATAACAGGAAGCGCAACATGTTCCATGCCACCGAATTCACCATGACCATAGTGGAACCCCTCAACCTATCTCTGTTAGACAAGATATACACAGCTGCGCAAAGCCTTGGAATAAAGAATCATCTGAAATGTCCGTTCTTCTTGGAAATATGGTTTAATGGTTATGACGAAAACGGAGTGATAATATCTCCTCATCAATTTTATAACATCTACAGAGTCATGGTCACTGATGTGCAGGCAGCCACCACCGCCAGCGGATCCACCTACACTTTGAAGCTCATAGTATATGATGCCATAGGCGAGATGAATCAGATCTCTACTCCACAATCTTCGCTCAAGATCAAAGCTGTGACGCTTAGTGATTTCTTCATGGGGTTGGAGTCGGCTATGAATAACATGGCTGGCAATGTCAACAACGATGGTGTGAGACGCAATACCTATAAATTTGTGTATCCAGATCAATGGAAGACCTGGAACATCAAACCATCTGACGTAGACAAACAGGTGGCTAGACAAACAGACATGAAGGCAAGCCTGTTGGGTAATCAAACCGTGATAACCATAGCTAAAGGTCAGGGTATTGAAAATATCATAAATTTTGCTGTGTACCTCAGCCAGGATGTTCAGAAATGGATTACTGGTGAAGATTCGGCAACCACCGGCGGTGCAACTCTAAGTGATCATGCTATCATACGCTATGTTGCTGTGTACAGTGACGTGATAATCAATGAACCATATTGGGATCCGGTTTTACAGGATTATATCAGACAGATCACATACACATTAGTACCAACTGAAACGGTTAAAGCATTTACTGATTTGGCTACAGCCAACACAGCATCAAAACCCCAGACACAGCTGGCTAAGCTTCAATACCTCATTGACAAACATAGGCTAGTGAAAAGATATGATTATATCTACACTGGCTTAAACACAGAAATATTACAGCTTGACATCAAAATAGACAATTATTGGGCCATTAATATTCCTATTTGGAATCAGAATAACTCATACTATCAACATGCACAAGGACCATTGGCAGCTCAGGAAAGCCAAGGATGGTTGCAGCAAAAAGGTCTATTACCTCAGGATAAACCCCCGCCTATAGCTGCTCGTATATTGCAGATAGATCAATCACTTAACGGTACTGCGCAAGGTAATGCTAGCTATGCCAACGGGCAAGCCGTGAATGATTACAGCAACAGAAATGTGCGATATACAGAATCATTGCTGGAAGAAAAGGCCAATTTACAAAATCAGCTGGCATACAACACTAGAGGTCCTGGGGCAGCAGGCAATGGGCCAAGCACAACCAGTGCAGCAAGTACTACCGGTGGTAATACCATAAACAACAATCTCAGCAGCGGCAGTATGGCAGCAGCCCGAGCTGCTGAGATAGCATCTGCTGACAAGACTGTGTCTGTGCCAAATGCACAGACTGCTAGGCAAGCTGCTTTGTCTTCTGTGTTCATTGAAGATCTTGCCACAGCAAACCTCAGTCGACCATTACCATTACCGTTGAGCGGCATACAAGATCCCAAACCAACCAACATCAATGCACAGCAAAATGCTGATCAATCAAAGGTCAGTGCTGACCGAGATCCCCAAGCATATGCAAATGGCACAGGTTTTGTGGGTGCCATTTTTGGTAATTTATTTGATAAAACTGCATTTATGAACGTGGATATGACCATCAGGGGCGATCCATGGTGGATCCCTTTAGGCAATCTACAACAAACGCTTCTAGCCAAAAGGTTGGTAGGTAATCAAGCGGTTGATAACAACTCTGTAAAGGCAGGTAATGCCGCCTATATTGGCGGTGATAACTGTGTGCTTTTACAATATCGCATAGGTGTTGTGATTGATGAAGCCACTGGATTGGCTAAATCTGGTGCAGATGGTGCCGATTTTGTCAACGGTATCTATGTGATAACCAATGTAACAAACACATTCAGTCACGGCAAGTTTACACAGCAGATAAAAGGATTTAAAGATATATTGTCGCAGTCACCTGCAGCAAAACTATCGCCAGGGGGTCCCGGCGCTGGTAGAGTGGGCTTAAACACAGTTCCCGTCATACCGCCAGCTGTTGATAATGCACCCAGTGATCCGATAGCAAACTTCCAACAATCTAGTGGTTATGTAGCCGGCGCATGAGGCATAAATTTTAGTGCAACACAACGGCAGGGAATGATAGATGCCAAGTTTTGATAGAACCAGAGACAGTTCGCCGGCATATGATCTTCAGCCCGAAGGTCGTGCCACTCAGCTTGACAAGATCTATGTTGGATTCGTCAAAGCAGTAGACGATCAGCAGAGAATGGGACGCATCAAGGTTTGGATTCCGGAGGTAAGCGGTGATCCTCTCAACGAAGACCAATGGTTTACTTGCAGCTATAGCAGCCCATTTGCTGGAGCTACCAACGTGTTTGATAACACCAACGGACCAAGCTGGTTAAACACTCAACGCAGTTATGGTTTTTGGTTCATACCACCTGATTTGGAAAACGAAGTATTGGTGTGCTTCATCAACGGCGATCCTGGCCGCGGCATATGGTTTGGTTGTCTTTATCAACAGAACATGAATCACATGGTGCCTGGTATTCCGGGTGACAGCAGCAGCAATGGTTTGCCTGTGGCAGAATATAACAAGCTCAAAGCCAACGTGGCTGTAAACACTGCCACAGCGCCTATCTATTTGCCATTAGCCGATCAACTTAAGGTACAGGGCCTTGACAAAGATACCAGCCGAGGTACCAGCACTGCCGGGGCAAGACGCGATCAACCAATCAATGCTGCTGTAGGCATACTCAGTCCTGGTGGTAACCAGTTTGTGATAGATGACAATCCAGTTGACAAATATATCAGGTTTCGCACCCAGCAGGGAACTCAAATCATAATCAATGACAGCGAAGGATACATTTATATGATCACTCGCGATGGCAACAGCTGGATGGAATTAGGACAGGACGGCACTATAAACGTGTATGGCTCAAACGACATCAGTATAAGAAGCCAAGCAACCCTGAATCTCAGGGCTGATCTTGACATCAACATCGAAGCTGGGCGCAGCATCTTCATGCGTGCTCGAGGCGAAAAGAGCAGCATTTTAAACAATTCAACTCCCACTGCCAATCCAAACAGCGGTGCCATAGTCACGGCTACAACCAGCAACAACGCATCTGTGCCAGTGATCTCAACCAGTTCTACGCAGGTTACAATCACTGCGCCTACCAGTGGTATCACCGGGACATTTGTGCCTGGTATGAGCATAACAGGTATACCTTGGAGTAATCCCAGCACATCTGCTGCACCTAGCAGTAATACTAACACACCCAGCAGTGTAGCAGGAACCGGAGCACCCGTGATAATCGTTGGTGATGACATAGCTGCTGGCGTAGGTCCCGGTGTAGCTCAGGCATATCCCGGGTCGTTGACCAATAATTCTACCACAGCTACCACAGCAGACGTGCTGAGCACTGTACAGACTAATGCCAGCTTGCAGAATCCGCAATACGCTGTGATATCGGTTGGCGGTAACGACTATAACAGCGGCTATAATACTGCAGGTGAGACTACCAACAATCTACAAAACATTCGCAGCACAGTGAATGCATTGCACTACATCTGGATATTGCCAGATAATCCCGATGCTCGCGATGCTGTATATGGATTCGCCACAGGCAACGGCGATGTGGTACAAGACATTGTGTTAAATGGTGACAGTTCTGTGAATTATTCAGCTATGACCACCAACATAACCAACAACATAGGTCAGATTATCACACCAACTCCGCCACCTAATAGTGCTAGCACACAGTCATTGTCCTCCAATCCTCCCAAGGCCACATTAGGTGATGTAACTCAGAACGAAGATGGTAGTTTGACTTACCTACACGTGACCTTTTCACCTGGTAACCAAAGTATCCTAAGCAATGCATCTACCATCGTAGGTACTCTGCAAAATGATACCACTAACACGCCTATAACCGTAACAAATAACAATACTACCGAAGCCGGTATAATCATGATCAATGCCAATCGTGATCTGCATGTGACCAGCGATCGTAACATGTATATCCGCAGCAATGGTCTCATGTCACGCACTGCCAAGTCAAACATGTTTGATTATGCATATGGCAGTTACGATCTGGCGGTTGGTGGTTATCTCACTATGCAATCAAACGGGTTGATGAGCATGGGTACCAGCAACAATATTGCGATGGGTGCCAGTAGAATTGATCTAAATGGACCTGCTCCGTCTGCTGCAAAGTCTGGTCCAGATGCACTTGAGCCAATAGATACCCAGCTCAAGGACACAGTCGTTACTGCACCCGGTCAGCTAACTTTTACTCTGAAGAACACCATACTGAGCAAGCTGCCGGCGCATGAACCCTATAACGGACATGCTGCGACGGCCCAAGGATACAATGGTCATGTTGAGACTGGCAGCAGCACTGATCCTTATACCGGGCTACCTCTGTTACCTGGCCAGGTGTTAGGCACCCAGACCAAACCTTTGGATATCAAAGGAGCACCTAACAGCTCCAGTCCTCAGGGCAATTACACTGGACAAGGTTATGATAGCAAAGGTCAACCGCAATACAGCTATCAAGGTGCTGCTGGTGATCAAGCCCCTGCTGGAAGCTATCGTACCAGCCAAGCAGGTGCAGAATTCATAGCCAGGGCAGAAGGTAAGAAATCGCAGATTTATCCAGACTTGGTTGGATTACCAACTATTGGTATTGGACATTTGCTGTTGCCAGATGAGCGAGCAGGAAACTACGTGACAATAAATGGTACCAAGCGATATCTTACGTCGCCGCTGAGTGATGTCGAAATGTTTGATTTGTTCAAGCAAGATCTAACTCCTCGTGAAGCCAAAGTGCAGAAATCAGTTCAAGTACCAATATCGCAGACTCAGTTTGATATGTTAGTAAGTTTTGTTTACAATATAGGCAACTGCAATAGTATTGCAGCTATCTTGAACACCGGCAGCTTTGATGTCACTGAGAAATGGATGAGCTACTGCCATGCTGGTGGTAAGGTGGTTCCCACTCTGCAGAACCGCCGACGTGCAGAAGTTACCAATTTCTGTCGCGGTAATCCCATAAACAATGGCGGTACCTAAGCTCTAATAAGCACAATACCGCTGGTTTTATCATGGCTAAATATCACTGCATAGATAGAGGTTTAGCCAATACTCATGGCCATGTTAGCACCAACTAGGGTATTCTACGGTTTTAGCACGTTGGATACAAACAGCAAGCAGCAATCGTTTGCAGACGTTGCTTTGATAGATCGCGATCTGTTAAATCATTTCAACACATTGCCGGGCGAACGTGTGATGATGCCACTTTATGGTTGTAAGATTTGGAATTTATTATTTGAGCAGTTTGATGATGCTACTATACAAGCTGTGATATCAGAAGCAGAACGTGTGGTTGCTACAGAGACCAGGGTGATCTTGCAGAGCGTGGAGGTCAAACAGATCAATCAAGGTCTATTGGTACAGATGCAGCTTTTCTATCAACCATATGGTGTGGTGAACACATTCAATGTGGAATTTGATCGCCGAGCTGTGGCATTGGACAGCGTAGCATGATGAGAGAGACAAATGGCAGTTAGTCAGCAACAACGTCAAAAACAGCTGTTCGCAGCAGAAGACTGGCAGGTAATTTATCAGGCCTTTACTCAGGTCAATTTCAATGCCTATGATTTCCCAACTATACGCAATGCGATGGTGGAATACATACGCCTCAACTATCCTGAGGACTTCAACGATTGGACAGAATCCAGTGAATTTGTTGCTATCATCGACTTGCTGGCCTACCTTGGACAGAGCATCGCATTTAGGATGGATCTCAATACCAGAGAAAACTTCTTAGATACAGCTCAGCGTCGCGACAGCATCTTCAGACTAGCCCGCATGCTGAACTATCAGCCGCAGCGCAGCATACCAAGTGCTGGTCTGTTAAAGGTAACGCAGATCGTGACCAATCAGGATGTCTATGATGCCAATGGATTGGATCTAAAAAACACTCCAATTAACTGGAATGATCAGAATAATCCTGATTGGCAAGAACAGTTTATCCTGGTTTTAAATGCCAGTCTAAACAGCACCAATTACTTTGGTAATCCCACAAAGAGCGGAGTGGTTAACAACATACCAACTGATCTTTATGCTCTAAACAACACAGCTATACCCAGCAGCAGCATATCATTTTCAGCTACTGTAGCTGGCAATACCATGGCATTTGAATTAGCAAATCCAGATTTTAACTCTGCTAGCGGGGGCAATGCAACTGTGCTTGGCACCACAGGATATTTCTTTGAACGCACTCCAAATCCTGTCAACAGCTGGTATATCATATATCGCAATGATGGAAATGGTTATGCCAGTGCTGATACCGGTTTCTTCTTGTTCTTCAAACAGGGTAACATGGGATATGCAGACTATCTTTTGGATCTAGCAATAGCAAATAGAGTGATTGACGTCAATGTCAATGGTATCAATCAAACAGATGTGTGGGTCCAAAACATCAACACTGCAGGGTTGGTCACTGCGGATTGGATGCCTGTGCCCAGTGTCAACGGTTTCAATGTCATCTATAACAGCATTAACAGAGCAGAACGCAACATTTACAGTGTGATTACCAGAGACAATGCAGGTGCTGATCAGATAAGCTTGCGTTTTGCTGATGGCAATTTTGGCAATGTGCCGGTTGGTTTGCTGCGTGTGTGGTATAGAGTCAGTAATGGCCTACAGTACCAAATCAGACCAACTGACATGAGCAATCTAAAGTTTAATTTTGCATACAATGATAATCTTTTTAATACCTACAGCCTAGCCTTTAACACAAGCCTGCAATACACAGTGGCCAACAGCCAAACCACACAGAGCAATCAACAGATAGCTCTAGCTGCGGAGCAAGTGTATTACACACAGGATCGCATGGTAAACGGTGAGGATTATAATATCTTCCCACTGCAAAGCAGCTTGGCATTGAAGGTAAAAGCTGTGAACAGAACATACAGCGGTCAGAGCCGTTATCTGGATATCAACGATCCAACAGGCACCTATCAAGATCTAAATGTGTTTGCCACTGACGGGATATTGTATGAGGAAGAAGATATTAATGCACAGGAGATTGTGATCAGTGTTGGAACTCCAAACAAGGCCTATGTGGTAGATAACATCCAACCGATGATCAGCGGAGGTGCAGGTTTTGGCACAAGCTCTCTGGAGCTACGAGATTTCTACTACAAGAATTTCACTAGGTATACAGCACCTGGTCTGTATTGGAACAGAGATACGGCCAACACTGGCAGTAGCACGGGTTCATTCATGATTGGTACTCCGCCGAACGGAGTGGCACAGAGACTTGGACAGACAGCAACGGCAGGCAGCGGCGAACAGTATATTGCTGCAGGCAGCCTAGTAAAACTTCAAAATCTCAGCAATATAGCAGCATGGACTAGCGTGGTTAGTGTGGTTGGTGATGGCACTGGTATCAATAATTCTGGCGTGCTGTCAACTGGATTAGGGGCAGTTACACTTGGGTCGGTGCCAGGTGATTATAGCACTGTGGTCAGCATATGTGCACCGTTTGCAACCACATTTACGCAAGATGAGATAACTCTTATAGCTGCAACCATGGACAGCAAACAAACATTTGGTATCGGGTACAATCAACAATATGAACTTTGGTATGTGATAACCAACCCTAACCTCAGCAACAGCCCCGTGTTCAGCCTGGCTTTTGCACAGAATACCACCGGAACCAACAAGGATGCCAGCTGGTTGCTCAAAGTCATATACAACACCAACAGCTGGATCGTGGAAAGTAGATCACAGCGCTATGTGTTTGAAAGCGTAGACCAAGTGAGGTTTTATTTCAGCAATGCTGCCAAGACGCTGGACACTAGCACTGGTAAAGTGCTGTATGATTATGTAAGCGTGTTAGGTGTGAATTCAGCACCTCTTCCTCCTGCGCCGGCCCCTGCTCTGGGCAAAGACTATCTGTGGCAAATATACGGACAAGAAATATATCCAGATGGTTATGCAGACCCTGCCAGCGTGCGTGTGACGTTTTGGACCAACCAAGATCCACCGTTGCCGGATGATCCAGATGAATTTGTCACCATAGTGAATCCAGATGTAACACCACCAAACAAATATGTTTTCTGGGTGAGATATACCAGTGCCGAAGGCTATCAATATTACCAACCAGTCACCATCGATCTGTCTAGGATTTATGCTACTCCGAGCAGCGTACCCGTACCGCCAAGTGGTAATTGGCACGAAGGCGAAGTGGCATATATCATATCAACTAAAGCATTTCTCAAGTACAACAACGGTGTGTTAGTTGATGTGACTCGCGATTACAAGGTGAGAATAGGTCGTAATAACATAAGCTACCTATGGAAGCATTATGCTACCTACGACCAACGCATAGATCCAGCAATCATGAATGTGATTGATACCTTCATTTTGACATCAACATATGATACCAATCTGCGCAACTGGATCAGCATAGGCGGCAGTGCAGATACCAAGCCCTTACCACCAACCACAGCTGATCTCAACAGTGCATTTGCATATTTTGAACAGTATAAGATGATGACTGATCAGATAGTCTGGCATCCAGTGATTTACAAACTGTTGTTTGGTGCACAGGCACAGCCAGAATATCAGGTGTTGTTCAAAGTAGTCAAGGTACCAGGTACCAGCTACAGCGACAATGAAGTAAAAAGTTTGGTCAAGAGCCAGATAGATCAGTATTTCAGTCTTAAGAACTGGGATTTTGGTCAAAGTTTCTTCTTTACTGAGATGGCATCCTACATACAGATGAATCTGGCCACCATAGTGGCAACTATCGTTATGGTTCCCACTAGTGGCACTGCTAAGTTTGGCGATCTGTTTGAGATTGTAGCCAATCCAGATGAAATATTCATTAGCTGCGCTACAGTAGCCAATATTGTTATAGTAGGTAGCCTCACAGAGGCACAACTGGGGATAACCAATGGTTGATCACAGAAGGCCGATTAAGCTCCTTCCGGGAGTTAATCAAACCGACACACTAACCAAGTTTTTTGCTGCGACAGTGGATCACTTGTTCCAACCAGAAAGCGTGGAATTTCTCAGCGGATATGTCGGCATTAAACCAGTTTACAATAATCCAAAAACTGATTTTTATGTGAGCGAGCCTACTAAATCTAGAGCAGATTATCAGCTTCCGGTCACTGCGGTTAGCTCCAATCAATCCAGCGGTAAGGTCACGAATATCATGTTTTATCATGATTATGTGAACTCTCTGCAGTTTCAAGGAGCAGTAACCACCAATGAGAGTCGTTTATTTGAACAGGAATATTACAGCTGGTCCCCGCCTATTGACCTGGATAAGCTGATTAACTATACCAAATATTACTGGGTTCCGGCTGCGCCAGATCCGATCCTGTTATTGTCAAACACCAATTTTGAAACCGATGTGATTGGAAAACCTCAATATACATATGTTGGCAGCTATCAATTAACCAGCACTGGGGAGATAATAACAGGATCGTTGGTTTTCACTACAGGGTTGGTGGTTACAGCCACAGCTGATGCTAACAATGCATACAATGATACGGCATACATCATCAACAATGTTGGCAAGAGCATGCAGCTGTTGTCAGTAGACGGTTTTGTTGATCCAAACTGGGATAATCGAGGATGGGATACTCTTGGCTGGGACGGCAGTGATGCGATATATGTCAAGGATTATCTCACGGTAGCTAGAACTCCGTTGCCTTCAAATCAGTGGAGCATCAATAATCGTTGGTTCCACATCGACACATTACAGATCAGCGGAACTACCAGCACGACACAGTTCCAAAGCCGCGCCACCAGACCTATCATAGAATTTGAAGCCGATCTGCAACTATACAACAATGGTTTCCGAGGCCGTCCCAGTGTTACCTACATAGTTTCAACCATATCAGATGTGTTGGGTACCATAGTAGGTCTACCATCTTATACTCTCAATGGTGTTAGCCTCAAAGATGGTGATACTATCTTAGTGACCGGGGATATTGATCCGTTGGTTAACAATCGTGTGTATCTAGTAGGGGGCCTATCAACACTTGGTGTGATAACTCTGACATTGCTAGGTGGTGCACCTGTGCTAGGCGATGCTATACTTGTCACATACGATACTGTGACGGTGCTCAACACCTCATACACCCATGATGTACAATATTGGTATAATGGTACTGCATGGATCCGTGCACAGCAGAAAATTCCATATGTTGCACCATTGTTCCAGCTGTATGATCTGGATGGCAATGCATTGAACGATCCAAGCGTCTATCCAGGCAGTACATTTGCAGGGAACAGCATATTCTCATACGCATCAGATGTACATGCTCAGCTTGATGTTGTGCTCGGACTTCGGCCCAAGACAGATCAGTTTGGAGACTATGTGTTCAACAACACATTGGTAACCGAAACCTATCAATATCAATACAACGCAGGCATGGTAACAATCCCAGGATATGCTTATTATAAAAACAACATAAATCCTGTACCTCAGTACAACAATGCGTGGTATAAGGCACCTCAACCTAGCAGGCAATACATAGTTAACGATTTCACTGTGCAGAGCTCAACCTCTAACTTTATAATCGATCAGATACCTGACCCGAATCCGGGTTTGCTGCCCAGCATATATGTCACGTTGATCAGTGATCAAACTGGAAAGCTTTTGACCAATGGCCTCGATTACACAGTCAGTGCAAACACAGTAACCCTGGCCGCGCCAGCAGTGTACGGACAGCGTGTTCTCATACGCAGCTGGAGCAGAAAAGCGCCTATACATAAGACTGGTTTTTATGAGCTGCCACTGAATCTCACAGCTAATTCAGACAACCAGCAGATAGCCACCGTTAGTCAGGCACAGTTTTCCAGCCAATTTGAATCTATCATAGGCAATCAACCTGGATTAAAAGGTTCACCGCTGGGCAACAACAATTGGCGTGATACACCACAGATCAGAGGTTTGGGTCTCAGCATCTTGCAGCATCGTGCGCCAATGATCAAATCTATGATTTTAAGCAGCGGCAATATTACCGTTGGCATCAATACTGTGCAAAACAACACAGAACCAATGCAGGCCATGCAGTTTGCACAGCGAGATTACACCCGTTTTTACAATCGTTTTATCTCTGCATTGTTCACCTTGTATGCAAATGGTTATACCTCTGATCAGTCTCCGCAGACCTGGGTAAGCACTGCTCTCACTCAGATAAACCTCGGTAAGACAACCAGCAGCCCTTGGGCCAATAGCGGCATAGATGGTGTAAAAGCAGCATACACTTATCTAAGGAGCACAGCACCCACATATGTACCACCGACTGGCACCAGGTTGGGTGTGAGCAAAGCTTATCTGCCTACTGTATACTATCAAGATCTAGATCTTGTGATACAGTGCCACGATGGCGCTCGCATAGTGATGGCCAAAGATGGTTTACCTCTGGGTTCTATAGCCTATGGGTTGACCACTACTAGTGACCCTGCACTATTAACCAATCCTGTAGCAGCAGCCTGGTTGCAGTTTGAATTAGATCTCTACAATATCATGCCAGATGCCTACATGGATCCAGAAGCCATAATGGCCTTGGATATTGTGCAGTACACTCCTGGTAGATGGCGTCCTGGCAACTACACTGTGACCGAATATCTGCAGGTTACATACCCAATGTTTGATCGTTGGGTGATCACTAACCAAGTAGACTATCGAGCTAATACAACTTACAATGCAACCGACCCTTTCACTTGGAACTACAGTGCCATGCGCGATAGCAATGGCAATTTGGTACCAGGTTATTGGCAAGGCATATACCGTTGGTATTATGACACTGATCGTCCGCATCGGGCCCCGTGGGAGATGCTGGGATTCAGCCAGCAACCAACATGGTGGACGGATGAATATGGTCCTGCACCATACACACGCGGCAATACCTACATGTGGAGAGATCTAGCAGCCGGATTGATACGCAGAGGTCCACGAGCTGGCATTTATACAGCTGGCATACGTCCTGGACTGTTAAGTTGCATACCAGTTGATGAACAAGGTAATTTGTTACCTCCGCGCGAAGCAGGAACAGTATCTGGAATTCCAAATGCAGAACAAGCATCTGCAGCATGGAAATTTGGTGATGGGGCACCGGTTGAATCTGTTTGGATCTACAGCAACGATTACAGCTTTGTGATAGCACAGTACAGTTATCTAATGAAGCCTGCACAGTTCATAGAATATAATTGGGATACCCTGCGATTCAAACAGGTATTTCCGGAACAGCCTACCATCCAAAGCATCTATATTGATACTGATAACAGACGTCCAAATTCCCAGTTGTATATGCATCGCGAGAATCCAAGCGCGATTGGTGGTAATCTACACATACCAAATGAGAGCACACTGACTTACTACGGCAGCGGCGGTGTGCAGCATTGGATCAGTGAGTACATAGTTGGTCAGAATCTCAATGTCACGCAATACTTTGGTGGGATTGTCAGAGGCACTGCTGCACAACTAGCCCATCAAGCTGGTGGGTTTGTCCCAAGTAATCTATACCTCACAGCTGACAGCTTTGGTCAGATCAATTATTCGAGCCAGATCATTCCAAGCGAGAACGTAAAGACCTATCTCTATAAGAGTGCAAGTATCAAGGAAACGTTCTACACAGGTGTAATCATCACGCAGGTTTATAACGGCTGGCGAGTAGTTGGCTATGACGGCATAAATCAGTTCTTTCTAATCATACCTAGCAATGCGTATGGTGCAAAAACCACAGTGGTAGTCAGCAATGACAGAGTCTTTTGGTATAAAGAGCCTGTGAAGGCTGCGCAAGAAGTACCATATGGTACAGTATTTGCTACCAAACAACAGGTTTTTGACTTCTTAATCAGCCTCCAGCGCTATCAAGAATTCCAGGGCTGGGTATTTGATCAGTATAATCCCGACGGTAACACCACTTTGGATTGGGTGCAGGCTGGTCGCGAGTTCCTTTTTTGGAGTCAGGGTAATTGGGCCGATGGCAATTTTATTGCACTGAGCCCGCTGGCCATAAGTGCCAAATTTGTGCAAAAGTTTGGCAGTGTGCAGTTTGTTAACGGTATTGTTGGTGGGACATATCCTGTCATAGATAAAACTGGCAACAGGATAGAAGGCCAGAACCTCGAGGTGCTGCGCTACGATGATACAGTGACTATCAATGTGTTGGGTACGCAGAACATCTACGGTATGCGTCTGTTTGCTAACACCCTGGAAAGCGTGATATTGATAGACAATATTACCAGCTTTAACGATACGATATATGATCCGTTGTATAACCTTGCACAGCCTCGACTTAAATTGTTTGCCTATAGGACCAATGATTGGAATGGCCGCGTTGATGCACCAGGCTTTATTATCTATCAAAGTGGCACTGATAATCAATGGACTTTGGTGTCTAATTTTGAAAAGACCGCTAATGATTTCACCAAGTATTTCAACATAGATCAACCAAAGAATTACACAACCATAGATCCAATATCTGGTAACTTAGTGCTCAGTGGCACTACATTGGCAGCTGTGGATGTGCAAACCATATCGGATATGAGCAAGCATCAGATAGGTTATCAGCATCGACCATATTTGGCAAACCTCTTGTTGGAAGAAAGCACAGAGTTTCAATTCTATCAGGGATTCATAAGGCAAAAAGGCACGCTATCTGCATTTGATGCCATATTGCGTAACACTGCAATAGTGCCAACTACCAGCAACTATGTCTATTATGAAGAATATGCATTGCGCACTTCTCGATTTGGTAGCACTGCCTTAAACACTGGTATTGATTTTGTTATACCACAGAACCAATACATCAATGATCCTCAACAGATCACAGTGTTTGGGGTACAGAACAGTGATCGAGAATTGGACGGTGTTATCACATTGATACCAAACGATCCGTTGATTGTGGTTCCTCCTACCAGTTATAGCAGTGAGACCAATCAACTTTTCCCGCTGCGTCCAACGCCTGGTTATGATCTGCAAACTGATCTACCCACCACTGGCTATGTGCTGCTGGGTGAGACTACCTTTACGGTGGCTAACACTGCAGTGCTCACTACATTCTGGGAAACTCAGAATCTGGCAGGCAATCCAATAGTCAACGGCGATACTGTATGGCAATTCATAGATGCTCAGCAGAGTTGGAATGTGTGGAAGTTCAGCACAGCAAATGTTTACATTGTAAACACCACACCTAGCATCTCAACTGGACAACCAACTGTGATCAATTGCAGCGGCAATGTTGGTTTGCAATCTGGTGATATCGTGGTGCTAGATGGTATCAGTAATGTCAGCACACTGCAAGGCACGTTCACAGTTGGCAACATCGTGAGTAATGGCAACAGCTTCACAGTGGCCACCAACACATTCACCGTCGGTGCCGGCGGCAACGTTACTGCATATAAAACCACTCGCTTTGACACAGTTTATCAACGCGACAAGTATCCACCGCTCAATGGTTGGCAGAACGGTGACACTGCATACGTGGACAAGACCAATTACGGTATCAATGGCTGGACAGTGTATTCATACATCAACCATGCATGGATGCCAGTGCGCAATGAGCAACTCAAAGTGGATGCGGCCTTGATGCTACAGGGCAAGCTCTATAATCGACAGAGCCTAAGCATTGATGCCTACCTAGACTATTATGACCCTGTCAAGGGATTCATACCTACTCTTGCCAAGAAGAACATAGATCGTATCAGCATGTATGATCCTGCTAGTTACAACACAGGTGATTCGGCAGTGTATCCGCTGAATCCCATGCGTGCTTGGGGCGCAGAGCACATTGGCGAAACATGGTGGAACATCAGTGCAGTGCGTTACATTGACTATGAGATCAGCACCAATGCCTATCGTTGGCAAAACTGGGGCAGGATAGCACCAGGTACCAGCGTGGATGTATACGAATGGGTGCAGAGTCCAGTGACTCCAGATATGTGGGCTACCTATGTGGCAAACCAAACTAGCTTTGTGCAGTTCGGTATCAATTATATACCATCTGGTACAGTTTTAAATTCCAGTAACCCAGCCTACACTACTGAAATTATGTACACTGCTGCTAACACCCCGCAAACACTATATTATTTCTGGGTAAAAAATGCTACTACACTGCCTTTACCGCCGACTCGCAGCATCACCACTTTGGAGATCAAAAACATCATAACCTATCCAAAGAGTTATGGTGTGCGGTGGTATGCTGCAATAGATGATCGTAACATCTTGGTAGCTAACATTGGATATGCACTTAGCGGTTATAATACAGTGCTGAGCTTGCTGTACACTCACACTCCTAACAATCAGAATGATTTCAAACAGTTTGATTTGGTTCGTCCAAACGATCCAGACAGCATACCTGAGGATTATTTCTGGTTAAAGCTTAAGAACAGTCTCACTGGCAAGGATGGCCAAGACCAAAATGTTCCAGATCCATATCTCAGTGATCTCATGCGCTATGGTACTCTCATACGTCCTCGCCAAAGTTGGTTCAAATTTCGCACAGTGGCTGCGGAGACCTATGTAATCGAAGCCAATAAATTGCTGGGCACTATATTGCTGGTACCAGATATCAATCGCGGCACTTGGGTTGATTATTTTTACACAGCTCAGCCGGCACCTAGTGCTGACTATGTGGTTGGTACCATAAGCAGCCGAGATGCATTAGCAGGGTCTATTCTGGATGGTAGCACGGTTTTAGTACAAGCTGGTGCTTCAACTAACAATCTTTGGAAACTCTACCAGTATGCTTATAACCAAGGCAACTACCTGTGGACAGAGTTACAGGTGCAGGCCTATAACACTCCTAACTATTGGTATTATGTTGATTGGTTCCTGCTTGACAGTGGTGTCACTATCAATACCATACCAGATCACACAGTGGCTACAGATGCCGATCGCACACAGTATCAAGGTAGCAACGGGGTAACCGTAAAAGTTCTCAATCGCGGAGATGGACTGTGGGCTATCTATAAATGGATTGGCGCTGCTGACGGTCAATGGCTAACGGTTGGATACCAAAACGGTACCATACAGATCAGCACGGGAGTGTACGACGGCAGCATCAATACCATGCTGTTTGGCACTACACCGTTTGATAGCACAGGTTTTGACATCTTTCCGCATGTTGAATTCTCCAGCATGATAGATGGCTTGCGCAATGTAATATTTGCCAATCCCAATCCAGCAGTACCCGGCGAGAGCGAATATCTCAATCAGCTATTCTTTACCATGATCAATTATGTGTTAGTGGAGCAGGGTTTTGTTGATTGGTTGTTCAAGACCAGCTTTGTGTATCTCAAAGGATTCAACATACCTCTTAGCACCAGCCAGCTGTATCAACCAGACTACGAAGATGCCTTGTTGGCCTATCTCAATGAGATCAAACCCTATCATGCCAAGGTGCGTGCGTTCGTCACGCAGCGTACATGGACAGATACCTATAATTACATTCCAACTGATTTTGATAATCCTGCGAATGTGAATGTTCAAAGCAACAGTGCTTATAGCAATGCCTATTGGCAACAGAATTACATCAGCAATCCAGAGTTAATACGCACCCTAAAGATGAAATTGGTGTTTGATCGCATCGCTAGTAACTCCACTGGGTGGGAGTCATTTCCTTGGGCTGTCAAGGCCTGGGAATTTGAAAACAATACATACTCGCCGATCATAGATTGGGGTGCATTTACTCGCATCAGGGATTTCTATGCGCCCACTGCTGATATGATACGCAAAGATGATCCTAATCTCATACCTAACAGCGATTATCGCGGTATCATCATGGATAGCCTTGGTTTTAGATTTGGCCCAGGTTGGGAATTCACACCTTGGGATTCACCCACTGGTTGGGATGCCGATGCTGCATCATTTACCAACTACATAGACGTCATTGTCCAAGGCGGCGTGGTACCGAGCTATGACAAATATTATGGCACTGGAACCAAGAGAACATTCCAGCTCACTAGATTACCTCAAAGCCCTGCAACTGCAGTTGTGTGGGCAGACGGAGTTCTGCAACAGTATGGAGTGGACTGGATAATACCAAATTATGTGACAGGCCTGCTGCTGGCTGCTGGCGGCAATGGATATGCAGTCGGGGATAGCCTATCTCTGTCTGTTTATCCGCAGGTAGCACCAACCAAGCTGACGGTAACGGCTGTTGACATCAATGGTGCTATATTAGCCTGGACTATGGACAGCAGCGGATCATATGATGTGTTCCCAGCCGGACCAGTTGATGTTGAGTATGTGCCTTATGCTACGGGTATGGGTTTTGGTGCAATGTTCCAGCCGGTCTGGGGTGGCAGCACGTTGGTATTCTTTGATGCCCCAACTAGCAATGCAGCGCCAAACATATTTGTGCTGTATGTAGGAACTACATTCTTGCCTGCACCAACTGGACCAATCAATATCATCAACGATGGCAATCAGTTCATTCAACCATATGTAGGCGAGGACCATCCTGAAGAGCTTTACAAATTACGTTTACCCGCAAGCGTGCGCCTTGATGTCTATCAGCACGCAGTTGGCGGCGCACCGTTGATATACATGCGCATCTATGCATTAGATGGTGAAAGAGACCACTTCCCGCTGGGGATTCAACCAATGGATCAGTCAGCTGTCATAGCGCAGATAGATGGTGTGATGCTTAGGTATGGTCTGAGCTATGATTATATAATAAATTGGTCAACCAATACCATGGTGTTTCTAACACCTCCACAGGGATTAAAATTACAGATTATAACTATTGCGCCCGGTGGTACTGGATTGGGTATCGTTGATCCTAGCGTGGTAACATCTGGTACAGGATATGCACCAGGTGATATAGTCCAATTGGCCGGCGGTACCACAATTAATGGCAATGCTGCACAGCTGCAGGTCACGTCTGTGCTCGCAGCAGCAGCTAACATCGCGGTAGGGGGATCCGGCTATCGCATTGGAGATATATTGATACTTCAACCAGATTATGCTACCAGTGTGGTCACCGCTACCGAATTAACTGTCACCAATGTATCAGTGAACACTGGAGCCATAACTGGAATATCTGTAACACAACCTGGCCAATATCAGTACACCCCCATAACTTATCAATACCTCAGCAATGGATCGGGTATAGACGCTGTCATATCATTGGATTGGGGTATTGACAAAGCAATAGCAGCCACCCAAGGTGCATACAGCTTGCGTCCTGTCCAGCCTATATCTCAGGCATCAACCTCTGGTATAGGCATTGGTGCTACGTTTGGCGCATTGTATGCAGCATCGTTGTCTCATAACATATTCACAGGCAACGGATCTCAGACAGATTTTGTGATAGATGTGGCACCAGCCAACAATGATGTATCTAACATGTTGATCACACAAGACGGGCTGATATTGGTCAATGGTATAAATGCTAGCATTAGTGCAAATAGCAGAATAGTAACTATATCTCCACCTCCGACATCCAGCAGCACTGTTAGCATAACATTGTTCAGCACCAACAACTTCAGCATCGTCAATGATCAAGAGATTGTAGTACAGACCAATGTTTATGATTACCAATTGGTGGAGCCGCCTTATAGCACCAATCCGCCATATCTCAGCACAACAGTTGCCAAAAATGGAACATACCTTGCTGGTCCGAAGATGGATATATATCGTGCAACAGGATACACCACAGACTATTATGCCAGCTTTGTACCACTTGATATAACCTATCTCCAAGTTTGGTCTGGCAATTATCTACAGGTGTATGGTACTGATTATACCATATCTGGCAACAATGTGTTGTTCTACACTGCTCCTTTAGCAGGGGACATCATAGCCATTGTAGTAACCGATCCGGATTACGGATACAATTATCTCATCCAAAACGGATATATCTTTTTTGAATTTGATCCACCAATTGGTTGGGATCGTGGTGATTGGGACAATTATTTCGGATGGTCGCCAACAGATGTCAGTCCTATATCAGGTGACATCGTCAAGATTATTAGCTATAGCGAGGATGTTAGTTATGAGTTTAGAACACAACAACAGCAAGGACCTTGTTGGCCTGTGGTACCAGGCAACCGTAACGGCGTGTACGTATTGATAGATCCTCCTTTTGATGACAGCACATTAATGGTCTGGGTAGACAAGCAGATGCAGACACTGCTCTATGATTATACCTTGGAAACAGTTGATAGCATTCCGGGCTGGGACATCACAGGATGGTCAGTATATCCTTGGAACACTGAATATCGCGGAGATAAATCGGTGGTGTTTGCTGTCAACATAGGTCAGTCATTGGGTGACATAGTGACCATGCAATTTATGAGTGCACTGCCTGAACGTCCTGCAATAGCATGGCGCACAATCACTTCTGATGTGCAAACCACTTCAATAGTGATCAGTGACGCTAATAAAACTAGGTTGCTATCAGATGTCACTGTATACAGTGACAGCATAGAAGTAGAAGACATCACAGTGCTCGATACACCAAGTGACACTCAACCTGGCACCATATGGATAGGCGATGAACGCATCGACTATTGGTCAGTGACAGCTGCTCCAACCCTTAGCTTCCCTAATCGAGGTTACCTGCAACAGATATTGCGTGGCACCTTCAATACTCCGTCTGGCAATGTCAGCGTGTTGTATGATACTATATTCTATGACGGCGATGGCCAGACAACTCTGTTCCCCACTGCCAGTGGTATCAAACCAGCTGGAGGTAATGTGGTAGTCTATGTTGGCACAGATATACAGGTTGATACTGCAATAGATTCTCAGATTGGAAGCTATAGCATGATTGATAATCCGATAGGGTATCCTGCAGGTACATACGTTGGATTCCTGTCTCCTCCGATAGTTGGTTGGAGAAACGTTAGACTGGCTAGCCCGCGTGCTGAAGTTGAATTTGTGACCCAGATTAGTCATATAGCAGGATCAACTGTGATAGCAGCAGGAGTTGCCGAGACAATACCCGGCGGATACCAATGGATTCCGGCAGCCAATGGCATCCAATACAGCAATTCGAGCATGGCCAAATTCATGCTAGAACACCAAGGTACCAGGAGCTAAATAACACCATGCAAGACCAAAATAGCGATCAGACTCTGCCAGAATCTAAACTACCTGATGAGGATGGTACGGTTATGGTATATGGATTTGTGCAGATCAAAGACGCACAAACAGGTGAAATATTAGTGAGTACGAGGTCTTAATGAGCATGATGCAACAGAGCGATAACTGGATCACCGGACACGTCCTAATCAAGGATGCAGTCACAGGTGAAGTCCTTGTTGACAAACTCAATGCCATTAATTATGAAAACTTTTCCATCAGCCTAGCACGCACCATTGCCAATCGTCCAGATAGCTGGATACAGGAGATGTGTTTTGGAAACGGTGGCGCTACGGTCAGCGAGATTGGCACTATAACCTATCTGCCACCTAATGTGGTTGGTCAAACAGCAGAACTATATAACCAAACATACTACAAGGTCGTGGATGATCAAAGCCCGTTGGACACTGATCCGGCACTGAATTACATCAGCACTGCTCACATCGATGGCACTACTTTCACTGATGTAATAGTGACCTGCACACTTGACCTAGGCGAACCTGCAGGACAGGACGCATTTGATACAGCAACCAGCATAACCGGTACATATGTGTTTAACGAGCTGGGTCTCAAAGCTTACAGCGCCAACGGACCAAATGCTGGTAGATTACTGACACACGTGATATTCAGTCCGGTGCAAAAGAGTCTCAACAGGCAGATACAAGTTGTCTATACCATTCGAATACAGACGGTGTGAACAGGTGCTAAATATGCAAGCAATCATAGCAGGTGAACGACATGTCAACTAACATATATCAATTTAACGGAGCGCTGCTGGTTAGCGTAGCAGATGGTGCATTGAACACCACTGCGGCACCAATTGCACTTCCAGGAAAAGGTTATACCAATTACGGTGCTCCTGTGCTGCAAGATGTGCTGTGGACCATGCAAAACTTTGCTGGTTCGATTGCACCAACACCGTTGTTACAGGGTATCAATTGGTATGATACCAATGCCAACGAATTCAAGGTATATACAGGCACTGCTTGGTCGGCGCTGTTTAAAGACAATCAAGACAACCTGCCAAATGCCAACTTGACCTGGGATCTTGGTTCAAACAGCCTACAGTTCAATACCATCTATGCTGGCACAGTCAGAGCTACCAACATTTTTGCTTCTAATATCACAGGTGCAACCAATCTATTCTATACCACTCAAACCAACCTACCTGCAGTAAACAACACCTACAACCTAGGATCTTCAAGCTTTAAATTTAACACTGTGTACGCCACAACTTTTAACGGCACAGCGACCCAAGCACAGTATGCTGACGTCGCAGAACGTTATGCAGCTGATGCCGAGATGGAAGTGGGTGATGTAGTCGCGCTAGGTGGAGCAGCCGAGATAACAATAACAACCTCAGACTGTGATACTCTTGTTTTCGGTGTAATTTCGGATAAACCGGCACTGCAGATGAACAGCCAGGCTGGTACAGATATCACGCATCCGTATGTCGCTTTGCTTGGACGCACTCCTTGCAAAGTTATAGGACGCTGCAGCAAAGGTGATAGGTTGGTTAGCAGCAGCACACCAGGCGTGGCCCGCGCGGCAGATGGCGGAGAAGATCCACACTGCATCATAGGCCGTGCGCTTGCAAACAAACAGACTGCTGAAATTGGACTTGTAGAGATAGTAATAGGACGGGCCTGATATGACTTACGCCAGTGGTGGCCTGATACAAGCTGGCGACTACAACGGTTTCGTGGGTAACACGGCGCCGAGTTCAGCTTATGCGAGCGCAATAGCAGCAACAGACAAAGTAGCTGCACTCATAGGTGTGGGCTATGGTGATCGAGGTTACGGTCAGACCAGCACCAATGTCTCACCAACCAGCAGCGGGTTAGCAGTATCAGCTGGCCAATGGAACAATCTACGCAATGCAATGGGTACCATGAACACTCATCAAGGTTCTGGGCTAACACTGCAACCGACTGTGGCAAGCGGCGACATAATAACCTATCAATCAACCATACCAACTAATATAGCCACTCTGGATAGCAATCGTTTGCTGGCCAATGTTACCCAGATGACGGTCAGTAGCGCATTGATCAGCAGCATTAGCACGCCTTGGAGCGGTACTATCACACATGTTTTCACTGTGGATTTTGGCACAGAAAACGCGGCTAGATATTTCTTCAACAGCGGTGGACAGATACGCTGGAGCGGATCAAATACAGGAGGTAGCACCGGCAGTGCTGCGGCTTGGGCTGCATTGTTGACTGCCATGGGAACCATCAAGATGGGTGCAGACAGCACCACATACACAGGTTCTGGTGGCACCATAACCAACAACATAGGTTATTATGGATTGACTGGTTCATTGGTTCAGAACTTCATACATTACGGGTCAGGCAGTTATTATTACTACAGTGGTATCTATTACAGCATCAAGGTCAGCCGTGGCAATTACGTGGGTACCAACGGTGGTAATGGAAGCTTGATCAACTGCACAGTGACGTTCAGTGACGTAGCTGGTGGTTATGGCAGTGTCAACGGTACAACTAGCAGTTTCATTGATCAGTATAAAGCTGGCGGTGTGCTTACCATAGCCAGCCCAGTCTTCACCACCACCACACCTCTTTGATAATTTGACTTAAACACCGTTCCGCGTCACACTTGCGATAGAAGTTTGGTGCGAGGATCTCATGGACGACAGGTTACAGAAAGCTTTAGAATTTTCCAAATACCGCATAGGTTTGTTCAATCGCAAGGAAGATCTAAAACTCAAAGTAAACAATATGTTGGTGCACAGCTACAATGGCGGCATATTCCGTTCAACGCACGAGCTCATAACCTTTGTCAAACTATTGCTTGATCAAGCGCACACCAGAGTAGTACTGGTAGATGAGAATGGTAATCCTATTGAAGTAACTGATCTACAAGCATTCTTTGACGACATATTAAGCAAATACTTCGAAGCAACCAACTACTATCATACAGAATACACTAATCTTCGTGCTGCTAGGTCAGTCAACAGCATATACGAGTTTATAGATGGTTGAGTATCCGTCTGGGTTTTACATGCCGCGCGGTTATGTTATCTATGCCCATAACAATCCGAGCATAGACTATGGGTCGATGGCGTTGTGCAATGCATTGTTGATCAAAAAACATCTCAAAGAAAATGCCGTGGCACTGATCTCTGACAAGGGCACGATAAATTATCTGGAAAATAGCTATAGTGAGTCCCTGTTACGTCAAGCATTTGATAGGATGATCGTGGACGAACAGGATACCACGGTTGCTGCCAATCGCAGATTCTTTGATACCAGATATAGCAATTTCACCGAGCAGTATCGAAATCTGAACAGGCCGAACATCTATGATCTAACACCTTTTGAAGAGACCATAATGATCGATGCAGACTATCTAATGCTTGACAATACCTTTGATGCGGCATGGGGTTGTGTTGAAGATTTTATGTGCAATCGCAAGACCAGAGACTTGAATCACAAGGTTAACAATTTTGGATTTGATAATCGATTCAATGAAATGAGCATCCCACTCTATTGGGCCACAGCTGTGTATTTTGCCAAGACTGATAAGAGCAAGCTTATATTCCAACTTATGAATTTTGTCAAGGAAAACTATGCTTATTATCAATATCTCTACAGATTCAATCACAGCGGTTATTTTAGGAATGATTATGCGTTGAGCATAGCCATACACATTGCCAATAATTTCATGGAGTACGGAAGCATATCCAATCTACCAACTGATCATATCATGTTCAGCTTAGAGGACGATGAGTTCCATAGATTTGCAAACGGGCAATGTTATATCAGCTCAGAGCCGGCGCCTGGTGATTTCCATCTCCATAAAGTGATATCAAATGTGCATATCATGAACAAGCGTGCGCTGTTACGAAACAAAGATGAGATAATCAGTTATGCCACCAGCTGAGATAAATCAACGCAAACGCGGATTCTTTACCATTGCACAGAATAATGATAGGTGCGATTACATACGTTTGGCCTATGGTTTGGCACTGAGCCTACGCAATAGTCAGATTAACACTCCTTATCTCAGCATAGGTGTTACACCAGGAACTGTGATATCAGAAAAATATGCGTGGGCATTTGATAACATCATAGAGATACCTTGGGGCGATCATGCCAGCGATAGCCAATGGAAGCTTGAAAATGAATGGAAGGTCGTGCACATGACCCCATACGAAGAGACCATAAAACTGGATGCAGACATGCTGTTCTTCAATGACATAGACCTTTGGTGGGAAATGATGTCTACAAGCGAATTCGCTGTGTGTAATCGAATACTCAACTACAGAGCCGAGACTGTGGAAAATGATTTTTATCGCAAGACTTTCACTGAGAATTCATTGCCCAATATCTACACAGCACTCATGTATTTTAAAAAGACCCCGCGCACATTTGAGATATTTGAATTAGCCAAGTTCATATACTTTAACTGGCAAGCCATGTTTGAAGAGAACCTGCTGCCGCAGTACCGGCCTGATCATCCCAGCACAGATGTGATATTTGCCATAGTCTTAAAACTTTTAGACATGGATCAAGAGTTCTACACTACCAAGCAGTTGCCTACCTTTACTCACATGAAAAGCCAACTGCAGGGATGGGGCGGAGAAGATATGCTAGAAGATTGGACCAGACACATGAGCGTATTCTTTAATCCAATGCTCGAATGTAAGATAGGAAACTACCTACAGTTCTTCCCGCTACATTACCACGTTAAGACCTTCCTAACTGATGAGATGCTGGAATATTATGAACGATCAGTCAAGCGATAACTGTGCCTGGGTTTGGTATGAACCAGACAGTCTGGTGCTACGGCATGTTGGTTTCAGTGAAACAGCATGGAAAGATCCACATCTGGATACGATGCCTATCGGATTCCAAACAGCTTTAGACATAGCCTCTGGTAAGAGCCGACTTTTTGAATATAAATTAGACAGGGTTGACGACGAATTAAAATTTGTCTACATAAAGAAAACCAAACCTTTTAGCAAATTCTGGCAATTGATTGAGCCATCTAGAGATATTGCCAACGCGAGATTTGATAAGACCGACAGCGCGAGCAGTCCAATAATAATCAAGTACAAGACTGCTGACAGCATCACAGTTGACGTGATCAGCAAAGCTAAAAACATTGAGCTTTATATAACGATGAAGAATGATCCCAACTATCTGATAGACAAGATCGATCTTTTTTCATATGCTGCTACAGCAGCTAGCACCACAGATATTACGATACCGATATCAGTGGCTGATGATTATAGCATATATGTGAGGTACGATGCTTCGTGAATGCAGTGAGTTTGATTTTGTTTTCCTCAGCTATGATGAACCAAACGCAGAAATATTATATGCCGAGCTGATAAACATCATACCTTGGGCCAAACGGGTACAAGGTGTCAAGGGTTTTGATTCAGCCCATAGGGCCTGCGCTGATATTGCAGATACTGATTTTTTCGTGACTGTTGACGGCGATAATCGAGTAGATCCCCAATTTTTCAATGTCAAACTCAATATCAGCGAAGGACAAACTGACCATGCCTGGACCTGGGCGGGACGCAATCATGTGAATGGACTGGTATACGGTAATGGCGGTCTGAAGCTGTGGAGCAAGGCATTTGTGCGCAGCATGAACAGCCATGAGAATAGCTCAAACGGTGCTAGCAAGGTAGATTTCTGCTGGGATGCCAAATACCACGAAGTGTTTGGAACATACAGCACTAGCATGATCAACGGCAGCCCATATCAAGCGTTCCGCAGTGGCTATCGCGAAGGTGTAAAGATGAGTCTTGATAATGGCCACAAGGTTTTACCACAGGATTTCAACAAAAAGATATGGATCTATAATCTTCACAAGCTATTGATATGGTGCAGTGTTGGGGCAGATGTTGAAAACGGTATCTGGAGCATCTATGGGGCCAGATTGGGTGCGTATGACTGCAACCTCACTGACAAAGACTACACCCTTATACGCGACTATGACTGGTTTGCTGATCTGTGGAACAGTGTCAAAGATCTGGATCCAACTGCTGAATCAATCGCGGTAGGAGATAAACTGCGTCGGGGATTGGGCATAGAAATCACTGACCTCAATGAGGAGCAAAGTAGGTTCTTTAAGCGAGTTTATATCAATCCACCAAGACCGTTGGTTGGATATGATCAGATTCGCCATCTATCGGCCATGTGATGTACGACATAATTTTCTGCAGCAAGCATGAAAAGAATCAAGACGCCTTTGAAAAATTTAGGTTATCTTATCCCAATGCCAAATGGCTGCCTAACGTGACTACTATTAGCCAAGCTGTGTCTAGCTCTGTGAAAATGAGCATGACAAGCATGCATTGGTTAATCACAGATGATGTCATCATACATCCTGATATAGATCTCACATGGAAGACTGAAACCTGGGACAGACCATATCCTCACATATGGAAAACTGTTGATCATCTGGGAAATCCTGTTGATGAATTTGCAGGTGTGTATCTCATACCAAACAGATATCAAGTATCGCCTGATGAATTAACCAAAGGTGTGTTATCAAGATTTAAATCCATGGAAGGTGCGCAGCAGGTCCTGAAACCCTACGATGTGGTATATGCGTCTTACGATGTCCACAGAAACATTGCACATGCTGCTGAAGTGCTATCCAATCACTGTGCCACTGAGATGCACTGGATAATAATGGATGACGTGAAATTAAAGCCAAACTGGGATCTAAACTGGCGGCCTTTTCACTGGGATAGAAAATATGTGCATGTGTGGAAGACTGCAGATACCAACGGAACTGCGCTCAATCACACTGGTGTGTATCTGGTACCTGGCAATTACCAGACAAGCGGAGATGAAATACAGCAAGGTAGCCTTAACTCCATCAAGCCAATGCCCGACACAGCATCGATTGCTGTTCCCCATGACATCTTTTTCATCAGCTACCAAGAACCCAATGCTGCTGAGTATTTCAAGATGTTGCAGGATAGATTCCCTAGAGCACAGCATGTGCATGGCATCAAAGGCATACACAATGCTCACATGCGTTGTGCTGAGCTCAGTCAGACCAGCATGTTTTGGACTGTTGATGCTGACACACTTGTGGACAATGGTTTTGAGTTTGATTACAGACCGCCAGACTACGACCGACAATACCTACATCTGTGGCATAGCCGTAACCCTGTGAATGATCTCAGTTATGGTTGGGGAGCTATCAAACTTTGGCCCACTCAATTAGTGCGAGAGTTTAGATCCAATTGGTTAGATTTCACCACCAGTGTTGGCAACATAAAGATCATACCTGATGTGGTTGCTACCAGCAATTATAATTGCGACAAGATCAGCACATGGCGCAGCGGATTCCGTGAGAGCGTGAAACTGTGTCATAACATTGCACAGGGTGATCATGTTGAAAGTCTGGAGAGATTAGTGGTTTGGCTAACTGTGGCCAATGAGGTAGACTATGCAAAACACAGCTTATACGGTGCCAGAGCAGGAGTGGAATTCTACATCAGCTGCAAGGAACAAGGCAATATCTCTGCTATTAAAAACATAAACGATTTTGATTGGTTGATAGATAGATTCAATAATCGTAGGCAATCAAACTTGGAAACAGATAGATCATTGCTGTTATCAAAACTGCGAGACTGACAGATGTATGATGTGGTTTTTATCAGCTACGAAGAATCTAATGCAGACGCCAATTGGCAGAGGTTAATATCCAAGTTTCCTGCTGCCCGGCGCTTGCATGGTATACAAGGCATTCATCAGGCACACATTGCCGCAGCCAACCTGGTAGCCACCGATATGTTCTATGTGGTGGACGGAGATGCAGCTATAGAAGCTGATTTCCAATTTGATCATGGGGTACCTGATCATCAACTGGATCATGTACATGTGTTCAGGGCACGCAATCCTATAAATGATCTAATATACGGCTATGGGGCAATCAAACTGCTGCCCACAGCAGAGGTCAAAAGATTGCTGGACAGGGACTTTAAACCTGACATGACCAGCAGCATCAATCGCAAATACAAGATAGTGCATCAGCTGAGCAATGTCACAGCATTCAACACTGATCCATACAACACATGGCGCAGTGCATTCAGGGAATGTGCCAAGCTGGCCAGCGGTGTAATAGATGGTCAGATCAACACAGAGACCCAGCAAAGACTAGAAACATGGTGCACAGTGGGATCTGGGCGCGATTACGGTCATTGGTGCTTGCTGGGTGCACAAGCTGGCCGTAAGTTTGGATTGGATAGCAGAGGTACTGATCAGCTGATGCGAATCAATGACTGGGTTTGGTTACGAGAACAATACCATGGGGGCGGGCTGTCATGACTGTGTATTGGCCGCGAGATCTCGACGCGTTTTATATCAGCTATGACGAACCCAACAAGGAAGACAACTGGCTTCGAATAAAGGATATGCTACCAAATGCCAAGCGTGTGGATGGCATCAAGGGCTTTGAAGCTGCACACAAAGCATGTGCAGAGTCCAGCCGCACAGCACGGTTCATGACCATAGACGGTGACAATTGGTTACTTGATGATGGATTCGACACACAGCTAGATGACACTGGCATAGAAGATGTGGTGTTTAGTTTTAAGAGCAAGAATGCTATCAACGGTTTAGAATACGGCAATGGTGGCATCAAATGCTGGCGCAAAGATGTGCTGCTTGCCAGCAGCACACATGAGGGCAGCGACAGCACAGATTTCTGTTGGGCGTTGCGCTATTATCAAGTTGACACGCTTGGCAGCATCAGTGTGAACAATGCCACTGCCTATCAAGCATGGCGAGCTGGTTATCGTGAAGGCGTAAAGATGAGCTATGTGAATGGTGTTCCTATGCAGGACCCCATTGCTGATCAAAGATTGTTAGCCAACAGCAATTATAGCAAACTTAACATATGGATGAGTGTTGGTCGCGATGTAATCAACGGACCGTGGGCTATGCTAGGAGCACGACAGGGATTTTGCGACCTTTACACAAAACAGATACAAAATACCGTTATCAATGATTATGATTGGTTTGCCAAACAATGGAAACAGATATCATACATCAATCTTGAATCAGCCTTGCAGCAATATAATCGCAGGTTGCGGGATGAATTTAATTTATTTGTTCCGGAGTTGGATCAATTGACAAGCCAATGGTTCAAGAAAACCTATCTACATCCGCCAAGATCGGGGCTAATGCTATGACTACCAATGTTTATGAAATTGTAGCACAGCACATAAACGGTGTGCGTAACATGCATCCGCATGTCAGCGATCATGACGGTTGGTTACATCGGTACATAAATCTAATTAGGCATCCGAATTATCAATTGGTAAATGGACTAGATGCCTTTTCCCAAGGGCAGCTATTAAGCAAAGCATGGTTATGTGATGCGATAAGCACGCAAAATCTAAAGCTTGGTAATATCTGGTTATTGGCAGGATGGATAGGTACTCTAAGTTACATGTTGCTGGAAAGGCGCGAACAATTTGGCATAGATAGGATACGTAGTTTTGATATCGATCCGCTGTGTGCAGATTTGGCTGATATCTATAACAAGAAAGACGTCATTGACGACTGGAGATTCAAAGCACTGACGATGGATGTGAATGACATATTTTATGATAACTTTGTGTGGCAGGGTAAAAAATCAGACGGCACACTTAGCTTTCCAAGATCAGAAACTGCAAATACTGTGATCAATACCAGCTGCGATCACATGGGTGGCAATGCAGCTTGGTGGGATAAAATACCTGCAGGTAAACTGGTTATGTTGCAAAATAATGATTGGTATGAAAACGATCAGCACAATAATAGTGTGAACAATCTAGCGGAATTTGAACGCATGTATCCTATGAATGAATTGTTGTATAAAGGTCAGCTTGAACTTCCGTTGTATACCAGGTTCATGCTTATAGGACGTAAATGACCACTGACATATCTGCGTTAACTGTGCGACAGTTACAGAAGGAAACTGCACGGGTGCTTGCAGCCAATGATGGATTCAATAACCACGACTTGGTTAAATTTAATAAGCTAGCACATCACGATAGCCGAGAATGGTATTGTGCTGTGATAAAATGGTATGTTGATCAATACGGTGACCTGCCTAGCCGTGCAGGACCAGGAACCGCAGTAATTTTATTGATGGATAATTCACAGTGATATATGACTACAGTGATATTCAAACAGTGCATCTGGAGATCACGGCCAAGTGCAATGCCAGCTGCCCGCAGTGCGGTCGCAACAAGTTTGGAGGACCTGATAACGAATTCTTGCCTCAGACAGAACTGACCTTAGGCGACATACAACGCATCATGCCAGGATCATTCGTCCAGCAACTTAAGAAGCTGTACATGTGTGGTAACTATGGTGATCCTATAGTGGCCAATGACACGCTAGAAGTGTACCAATGGCTGCGCGAGATAAACCCAGACATCAGACTGGGAATGCATAGCAATGCCAGTGCACGCACACCTGCTTGGTGGTCAAAGCTGGGTAAGATACTGAGCAAGGATGGTGACTACGCCAAGTTTGGATTGGACGGTCTAGCCGATACCAACCACATCTATAGACGCGGTACTAATTGGGACAAGATCATAGAGAACGTACAGGCCTTCATTGATGCAGGGGGACTTGCCCAATGGGAATTCATTGTGTTCAAGCACAATGAACATCAGGTAGAGGCTGCTAGGGCTCTCAGCGAGCAGATGGGATTCACGCAATTTCGTACCAAGAAGACAGGACGATTCTTCAGCAACACCAAGCTGCAAGGCAAGGACAGCCAAGAAGTATGGAGCCGCAATGGTGAGGTTGAGTATCACATAGAGAAAGCAGAAAGAGCTGAATACCAAAATGACAGCCTCGCGAACGAACAGTCTCTCATCGATCAGTTTGGCAGCATGCAAAACTATGTGGACCAAACCTGCATAAAGTGCAAGGTATCCGATGAAAAGAGCTTGTACATTTCTGCAGAGGGTCTGGCTTTTCCTTGCTGCTGGACAGCTAACCAACTGTATGTATGGTATTGGCCCCACAAACACAGCGAGATTTGGACGCTGCTGGACCACGATATCAACAACGTTAGTGCGCTTGTAAACCCGCTGGAATCCATAATAAAAGGACCATATTTCAACAAGATAGCTGACAGCTGGTCCAAGCCACGCATCATTGATGGCAAGCTGCGTGTCTGCGCTAAAACCTGCGGTACTGGGTTCGATCAATTTGCCAGCCAGTTCACGGGAACCGTAAATAAATCATGACCCATAATTTGCCAAGTCCAACATTCTGTGCTCTACCCTGGGTGCATCTCAGCAGCCGTCCGGATGGTGCAATGAGGGTGTGCTGTACGGCCAATGCCAGCAGCGTGCAAGATCCAGACAGCACCAAGAAGAGCGGCGGCGGCCAGATTGGAGTGCTGCGCACAGCCGACGGCACGCCGGCTAACCTCAATAACAGCACACTAATGGAGGCATGGAACAACGACTACATGCGCAATGTTCGCAAGATGATGTTGCGCGGAGAGAAACCACCCAGCTGCCTCAAGTGCTACAAGGAAGAAGAAGTGGGTGTGCAGAGCAAGCGCAACTGGGAGACTGCCTATTGGATTGATCAACTGGGATTGGACGACATCATAGGCGACACCACAGATGATGGCGCAGTGAGCCCGCGCATACGCTATCTGGATCTGCGGCTGGGCAGCAAGTGCCAGCTGGCTTGCGTGATGTGCAGTCCGCATGACAGCAGCGGCTGGGTCAAAGAGTGGAACGAGATCTATCCCAAGATAGAAAATGCCAGGCTCAAGGAGAGCTGGAACTGGGCTGACAAGGGCAAGCAACACGGTGCCAGCTACAATTGGCACATGAATAATCCAGAGTTTTGGTCTCAGCTCTATGACCAAATACCGCACATGAAACAGCTGTATTTTGCTGGTGGCGAAAGCACCATCATTGAAGAACACTACACCTTGCTGGAAGAAGTGATACGGCGCGGACATGCTGGCGATATAGAGCTGCGCTACAACAGCAACGCGGTTGAGCTTCCACAAAGACTGTTTGATATATGGAGCCACTTCCGCAGAGTCAAGTTCCACTTCAGCATAGACAGCTTTGGCGACAAGAATGATTACATACGCTATCCCAGCCAATGGGACAAGCTGGTGGAGCACATGCATCTGTTAGACGACACTCCGGATCATGTGGTCGTGACCACTGCTGTGACTGTGATGGCACTGAACATCTATTACATTCCAGACATGATCAAGTGGAAGCTCAGTCAAAACTTCAAGAAGTTAAACGCATGGCCCAATGGCGCAGGCATGATCAACTGGCATCTGGCCTATTGGCCGCCTCAGCTCAATGTCAAGGTATTGCCTGCATGGGCAAAACAAGCTGTGCGTGAGAAATTCGAAGAATTGTTTGTTTGGCTAGAAGATAACTGGGAATCTTGCACTGGTATCCGGCAGACTGATATTGACAAGGAGGCCTTCCTAGCAGCAGGATATGGTATAAAGAGATTGAGGAGCTTGTTGGATTTCATGGACAAGGAAGATTGGAGCCAAAGATTACCAGAGCTCAAAGAGTGGATAGAATTGATAGATAAGCAGCGCAATTTAAAGTTCACCAAGACATTCCCAGAGATGTCTAGAATATTAGATTAAGGCGTAAAAAGATGCAGTTTGGAGTACCTGGTACCATAAATAGTAGTGTTAGCTCACAAGGGATCACCGTAATGGCACCTTCCCCTAAGAAGAATGTTGATAAAGCTGCTGATGCAGCTTGGGACGAGATATTTGATAGCCTGACTATTGAAAATGAGCCGCCGGTGAGATATATCAAGAGCGTGATCATACAGACCAAAGATGGTTCTGTGATAAAGGTAAGTGGCAAGAATTTCGCTGATATCATAGAACATGAACGCGAGCTTAGTCCTGATGAAAGTGAGATACGCAGCTGCAAGATGAGTATCAACTTTCCGAAATTGCGAGCAGATGTTGATGCCTGGGCCAGCAATCTATTGGTCAATCTTAACAGTGCTGAGGAATTCAGAGTCACTGTAAAATCCAAACGCAGACGAGTCAGCAAGAAGACAGCCAAGGATTAATTGACCGCAGGTCATAAATCTTCAATAATATGGCTATGACAGTAAAACTCATAGCCATATCAAAACCTACTATTGAAGAATGCAGCTCAGCTGAAGAGCTAGTAGCATACTGTGCCAGGGTTTCTAACCCTGCCAATCAAAACAATCACAGTACCAGCGCTAAGCTGATAAGATACCTCATCAACAACGCTCATTGGTCTCCCTTGGAGATGGTCCACATGACCATGGAGATCAACACCACACGCGATATAGCAAGACAGATACTGCGGCATCGCAGCTTTAGCTTCCAAGAATTCAGTCAACGCTATGCCGATCCTACCAAAGCATTGGGGTTTGTTACCAGAGAGGCACGCTTACAGGATGCCAAAAATCGGCAAAACAGCATTGAGACTGATGATCAAGATATTGAATCTCTGTGGCGGAGCATACAAGAACTGATCATCGACGATGCCTACAGGCAGTATACCAAGGCCATCAACATGGGTATTGCCAAGGAACAAGCCCGTGCACTGCTGCCAGAGGGACTCACAGAGAGCCGGATTTACATGGCTGGCAGCCTGCGCAGCTGGGTACACTATTGTGATCTTCGCAGAGCTAACGGTACACAAAAAGAACATCGCCAGATAGCTGATGCTTGCTGGCAAATAGTGATAGAACAATTCCCAATGCTAGGAGACACAGATGACGCCTAACAAGAAGATACTGATAATGGGACTGCCTGGCAGCGGTAAGACCATGCTGGCCAGAGCACTCAAGAACAAGCTCAAGGCAGTTCACTGGAACGCCGATGATGTGCGTGCACAGATCAACAAGGATCTGGGATTCAGTGAAGCTGATAGGATAGAGCAAGCTCGACGCATGGGGTGGCTCAGTGACAAGGCAGTGGAAGCGGGACACTGGGCCATAGCAGATTTCGTGTGCCCCATACCAGCCACCCGTGCTGCGTTTGGACCAGCTACTGTGATCTGGGTTGACACCATCAAGGAAGGGCGTTTCGCAGACACCAACAAGATGTTC